AACACCGGCAGCGTCTTCAGTACCAGCTAAAGTAACGTCAATGTCTACCCCATTAAGTGTGACAGTCACGTCACCAGCATCAGTCGGTGCCTTTGTTACTTTAATTGAAGTTACTTCGGCTACTCCTGGGTTTTGCGGCATTCTTTTTACCTTACCACCGGCAGCCATGATAACTCTTTCACCATAATTTACGTCACCCGACAGAGTAACTTCAGCAATACCCGAAAGCTGTACTGCAACATTTCTTCCGGTCTGAACCCCGCCCGCACTTGGAGCATTTACCAATTTAGCATCATTAGTGACAACACCCAACGGAATTAAATTATCGGCATCTGGGATCACACAGCCACCGTCTAAAGCCCCAAAAGTTACTGCGGTGTAAGGGTCAATACTAGCGCTTTCACAAATATATGTTTTCTGTAAACCTGTAGTCTGTCCAGCCATTATTCTTCACTCCCTTTACTATACTTCTCGTACATAAGCTTAGTCGCTTCTGATAGAGATACTTTATTTTCAGATGCATATTCTACCGCTTTATCTGCGATAAAATCCCTGAATTCTGCTTCAGTTTCAAAATCGTCACGGGTAAATTCTTTATTTGCTTTACTGTCACTGTCTTCAATACCCTTTGCAAATCCCAGACCGTCAAATTTTGCCGCGAATACCTCATTGAAATTCTTAATTACTTCCTTGAGTTCATCAACAGAAAGTGTCCCAAGAAATTTTTCAAACATCTCAGACGGGAAAGAGTTGCCCTGAGCACGAATACCTGCTTCTAATGCCTGATTAATCAAATCCTTACGATAAGTCTCTGCAAGCCCTGCTTTTTCAGAAAGCTCTTCGTTCTTTTCAGTTAATTCATTAATAGTGCTGTCTTTCTGTGCCAACTCTTCGTTTGCCTCCCCTAACTTCTCAGTAAGAGCTGTTATTTCTGAGTTAGCCTCTTCTAATTTATTGGTAGTACTTTCCATTAACGAGAAAATTTCAGAAAGAACGGTCTCGAGCTCAGATTCGTCAGCGAATTTAATATCAAACTTGCCGAGGACTTCTATTACTTTCTCCAACATCGCTTGGTCTTCACTCCTTTTCCTTAAATACTCTGTGCCACACGTTCTTTCCGGCTTGTCTGTAAATAATACAGAACCATCTTTGGTGTAATATTGCGTGATCACAGACTCCATTGGTACGTTCTTAATGTCATCAATCACTTGTAGTTTAGACGAGTCTCTAAAATCTGTAACATTCGCAGAAAAATTTCTAATAACTCCCGCTCTGTCACACGCTCCTGCATATACAAGAGAGTCCTCTAATAGCTCTCCTTCACCATTCCCGCCCACTAACACATAGCAAGTTTCAACAACATCTTTACCGTCACGTTCGACTGCATATTTTCTGCCTGGTATATGCGGACAGGCAAAATAATCTCGAATATCATTTTCACAAATGGAACACTTCCACTCTTCTGCATTAAATCCAATGGATGTCGCAAAATTTATACCTGTCTCAATTCCTTTTACAACATCATCAGTTGTAATCCCGCCCTCAAGCGCAATTCCAAGAGGAACATAAAAGTCACCGTAGAGTGTAAGAACTTCTCTCCCTGCTTCCGGAACATACTCGCTTTCTACGCGGGCATCAAAAGATCTACCTATGGGAAGTTTTCTGCTGTTATGCACAAGTAACAGAGAAATACCTTTTTTCACATCTTCCAGAAATGTATTTAACAATGCTGGTTGAATTATCGAATAATACGCCGTAGGAAGATTATCAATCATTAAATTGGAAAAAACGAAACAATTATCCTCAGTCAAGGGCGTTTGACTAAATTTACTATTAATAATCTGTAACTGCTGTTCTGTAGGTTTAGGCATATGTATCCTTCCTTTCTATACTAATTACCAGAATCATCTGTGTTTCCACCCGCTCTTGGGTTAGTGTCTGTTGTACCAGAAACAGGGCTACCGTCTGCGTTTCTGACAACACTACCAACCACCCTCGGTTCGGGGGCATCGGGAGCATGTCCCACAGCCCGCATTGCTGCCTCTTCTTGTGAGATCCATCCTCTGTCATACATCATAGCTATATTGTTTAACCTAGTTGATCTAAATTGTTCTTGCTCAAGTTCAGATCGTATTTCAATAGGTTTAAACTCAAACTCAACAATGCCTTGTTTGCCTCTTAAATTCAGATAAGTAGTAAGAATTTTCTCCATGAAACTTGCTACATATCTCTGTATACCTGCTAAACCTGCCATGTAAAGCTTAATTTCAACTTTTGCGTAGCTTTCTGTCTGACCCGCCCCACGTCTTCCGAGTAGCGTAGATAATGTTTTAACACCACTTTGGATTAAATTATCTATTACATGCATTAGTTTCTCAGGATCTATAAGTGCTCCACTGCCTTTTCCTCCAGCTTCGCCTACTTTTAAACTGTCATAGTGAACAAGAGCATCATCTGGATTTAGGTTGTTATACATTTTAATAATGTCTCCTAACCTGTCATTTAACCACTTTTCCTTTTGCTGCTCATTGTTTCTAATTGAAAGAGGCATACGTTTTAATAGAACTTCTTCAATAATCATTAAATCAAGTCTCGGGTATCCTTGATTATGAACGACTGCTTTTATATCATTTAGTACTTGTAACTGGAATAGAACTATACTTAATGCACTAAATATAGGAGAACGACCATAAGGATCATCAACTCTTTCATCAATACCCTCGTACGCAAAAGTTGGAATATCTAATACGATCCTGCCGTTATCCTGAGTTGGTATGTACCTTCCATTAATAAGCTGAAAATCTATAGTCGCAGGATCTACCAAAGCAAGCCTTACAACTTCTGACAAGTCTGGTGTTAGAACCAACTCTCCGGCAATCGCCCCGCGGGTAATTGCCAGTAAAATCATCTGATCTATCAATTTAGTAATGCCTTTAGAGCGTTCAAATCCTGATAGATTCGGTATTTTTAACTTTGCTAAAAACTCATCTATCTCACGTTTCCCCTGTGGGTAATCTTTATCAGAGCCAACTTTTTTTACAGAATAGCTAAAACCACTGTTCCCAAGACGTAAAAAGTTCCACAAAGCATAAGATAGATCAGGATGAGCATCGGTAAGGATATCAATTAACTCAAAAACATCATATGTTCTAAGTCTTCTATCATCTAAGCCTAATTCAGATCTTGTTCTCTTTGGGAGTGCTCCAAATAAACCCCCGCCAATCTCATTAGAAGACAAAGATTTCCTAGTGCCACCAAGATCAGGAGCAGGAGGTTCTCGATTATCTGTAGTGTTACGGGCATATGTATTTATTGTGATTCCATTCTTTACAAAGTTTATTACTTTATCAAAAAGTGCCATTGACAAACCCTGCCTTCTATTTAGAATAGACAACTAATTTTTTTAAGTAACAGTCGAATACAGTATGTCTGTTAATCCTTTTTCTTTATCCCATATAAAAGACTGGTTTACAGCCAATGCTCCCACGTAGCCGCTTTCAAAATGCCATGCATCAGTACCAGTTAAAGAGGAGAGATTTCGTATCTTTATCCCATAAACCTCTCTGACCTGTTCACTATGTAAATGAGCACCATGCCATTCTCGGTACTTAGTCCTCCCCCATGCCTCAGCCGCTTCAACTTGCATGTTTCCTTCAATACGCTTCTTTTCTTTGTCCATGTGGGTATAGCCTATAAGACATTTACCGAATTCTATATACTTTCTGGACATTGGATTAGTGTCAACAGTAACCGTATCTACCGTCCTGTACCAACAATTTAAACTACAGACCGCATAGAAACTAATCATTTTGTCGTGATTTCCAGGAACACAAAAGACGTGAACAGGAGCAATCGTATTAAGTAAATCTATAGCCTTGATTAAAAGTTCAAGCCCTTTAGTGAAAAGCTTTTGCCAGCGTAAATCATTATTTTGAAGAGTTCCTGAAGTAGTTGTTCCGGTTATGGTATCAAAATTAAAAAAGTCATTTCCTACTGGAAACAGCACTTTTTCAAATTTTAAGTGCGATGTTCTTTCAACAACGTCATAGATTACACTCAAAAATCGTTTTTGAGCAATTTTATGATCATAATCCTCTCCGGCCTCGGGAGCCCATGCAAGTTTTCCTAAGTGTAAGTCCACTATAGGAACTTCAAGCATTTTTGTCGAATCAGCATGAATAGGAGTAGAGGGACGTGAAAAACTATAAGTATTTGAAAAATCATGGAGGAATTCTTCCGTAAGATCGTGTATTAACTCAATAAAGTACTCTTTTTTTCTGTATTTTTCTACTTCTTTCTTTAACTGTTTAATTTCAGTTTCCTGTAGCTTTAAAAAATACTGTTCTTTTCGCTTTTCAAGAGTATCTTTAACCAGGTCATCCAGATCACCATTAAGTATTTCTTCATCAGTGTAGGGTACATCATCATGCGTAATTCCAAAAGCATTTTTTATGAGCATAAAATCTCTTCGTGGAATGTTGAGCTTTCTACATATTTGATTTATAGTAAGATAATCTGTGCCACAATATAATGCTTTAAGTTCCTTAAGTACTGATTTTTTTAATTCTATCGATCTTGTCTTTGAACTTATTACATAATAATCTTCATATTCTACTACTTCGGGAACTATTTCTTCCCGCCCACTCACTTGCTGCTTTTTTGAGGCTCTGAGAAACCTACTCTTAACCGTGTTATAACTTATGCTCAATCTTTCAGAAATCTCACGATACGATAGTCCACCACTTTTCATCCTTTGTGCTTCTACAAACCAACTCATTATCTAATCCCCCTTTGTGCACCCATTATTACTGGCATAGAAAAATTCTTTACACTATCCGGCGGATCAGAACTACATAACCATATAAAACTCATACGAGCATCCGAAAAGTCTTTTCCTACAAGCTTGTCCCCTATCTTATTATCATGATCAATCTTATTGCCATTGATGAGCTTAACAGCTTTTAGCTCCTCGTTAGGAGGACATATTTTTGGATTTTTCGGTTTGTAGTCCAACAATTGTACATTTCCGCCATATATTAAGGATTTGCCATTTTGATAAATCTTTAACTGAAAAGGATTTGAAAAAGCTTTATCCTCTGCATCCACACCATAACTAATTAATCGCTGAACAGTTTCAGCAGAATTAAACTTATCAAACAATGCTTTTTTCACATAAACTTGCTGACAGATTTGCTCTATTATATCTGCAACATTCAAAAGGTCAACTGGTAAACGTTCCTTTTTATTAGGCCGCCACTCAAGTATAAGATCTTCAATCGGTTTGTTTATCCATTTAGTTATAACCTCTCCGTTTTCAACTACTTGCGCTTCTACTGGCTCTCCATGTCCTAAACAAAGCACATAACTATCTTCTGTAACACCACAGTCCCCACCCAAGTAGTATGTATATTGAGGATCAAGACGTAAATTATGAAGCTGTAAACCTATAAAATGCTTCTCTTCTCCATTAGCAAGGGTTCTTTTTGTTACTGTTTCTTCTATAACAAGGTCTTGATTCTGAGCGTGCCTTCCCCACATAGTAACTTCATCAATTCTTTCAGGAAATTTAAACAACCCTTCCGAATGAGAGGGGGGTTTACACTCAATCATCATCTCCATAGTTTCAGGATCATCTTCATATTGTTTTTCAATGTCTTCTCTCTTAACTTTAAGATTTACTTCCCACGTAGCACCAGTAATATGCCACATCGTACCCGAAGTATCTTTTAAAGCTTCCTTATATTTAGTGTACATGGGACAATTTTCGCTTCTTGGATATGATATAAATATTAATAGGTACTTTGTACCGTATCGTGTTGAAGCCGATGTTTTTAATATATCGTACCCATTCTTTGCATTTTCAGGAGCATATCCTCCATATTCGTCAAAGATCACTATTAACGGGTTAAATCCTTCATATGCCTCAGCTTCGGAATGAGCAGAGTGACAGGTAATATTTTTATAAAACCTGATTTTATTTCTCATAACCTGAAACTCATTATAAGCAGTAGGCTGTCGATGCTTTATTTCTTTAAACCATGAGCAATTACGGAGGCGGGCTTTTAATTTTTTAAAAAAGACCTCATTTGCCTGGTTTGAATTAATAGCTACATTAATAAGGTCAATAGGCTCATCCTTACCAAAACTGAGAAACTCGTGAGGATCACTCATACAACACAGCAAATAAGCCATATAAGCCATAAAGCCAGAGATAAGGAAATCTTTTCCGGACCCCTTGCCAAAAAGGATTATAGCTTCTAATACTTCTCTAAGATCTTCCTCACAGTACTTTTCGTTACCGGTTAACTTCCACCATATTATTTTGTTTAGTGTCTCAAGAAGCTCTGTTTGTTTTCCCTCATAAGGAGTTTCGTTTAGAAACTTTTCAGATTTAAAAAAAGTAAGCAAATCAACGGGATATTCTCTCCACATCCCGCCGCTACCGATACTCTCTTCAACCAAATCCAAAAAATCATCGAATAAATTAGCAACTTCTAAGATACTATCAACCTCACGATGTAAGTATTTTAATTATTGATATAATCAGACCAGCTAAACCAAAGATCCACCCACCCCACCTGATAAATCCTTCTTCCACGGATTTTCTACCTTTAATTTTGTTATCATACCCATCTACACGATCTTTCAAAGAGATTATCTCTGTGCGTAATATACTCGTAATCCCTTCAGGATCGTAAAGATGTTTCTTACACGCTTCAGCTTGTGCTATTTGAGCTTTCTGCAATTCAGCTACCGCTCCTCGGAGATCATTATATTTCCGCAAATCCAGCCTAGTTTGGTGTAAGTCTTCTTTTAAAGCCTGTAACATCTCAAATAAATCTTTGTTGGAATACCATTGGTCATTATGATCAGTCATAGTAAAAACCTCCCGACGGTTAGCATTTTCCTATTATATTGGCGAACCATTGAGTTCCCTTCATTATTCTCAATCTCTCAGCAATTTTTGGAATTTGGGCGGGACATTCTTCTTGAAGAACCTGCAATACAATCTCCATAAACTTACGAATATTCTCATAATCATTAATTTCTTTTTGAATATCTGTCATATGACGAAGCATTTCACGCATTTCTGAAGAGATAGCTTTAAAAGACATAGCTCCTACGAGCTTGCCAGACTGTTCTGCTTTTTCTTCCATTGCATCTAAAAGATTCTTTGTACGTGAAAATAAAGAGCTTAGCTCATGGATAATGTCAAAGTTGGTATTAACAACTTCAACTAATCTGGCTTTACTCTCTTTGACTAAAGCCTTTTGAACAGCAGGAACACGCTTCATAAATCGATCAACATCATCACGTGTGACCAGATCATTATTAGGAATCTTCCCGCTCATATTAAGCTCATCTGCTATTTGCTGATGTGTGAGACCACTTCTTTTTAAAAGTACTGTATCTTCTTCAAGCTTGTATCTAACAATTTTATTTCTTGTTGAATACATTGATTCCATAAATTGCCCACCTTTCAACATAGAGTAGGCAATCTAACAAGCTTTTTAACGGAAATGATTAATAGGCGTAACAGAAATGACTAAAAACGGGGGTCCCCAAAATTTTTTATGTACTTACCAAAGATTTACAAATTAACCATATTTACTGGTCTCAAAATTGAACTACCGAATAATATATTATTCTTTATTTTATAGTATTATATATATATTATATTCTGTAGTTCTATTTT